AGGCATTACAACATCTTCTGGCTTAAAGCTTCCAAGTTTATTGTAAGGAACTACGGTATATAGAACCTTGCCATCTTCCTTGGTTACCTTAGTCATTCCTAAACCTAAAGCAAACAAATCGTTTGCTCTTTCTTGTATTTTAGCCTGGGATAAACCTTCACCATAAAACTGGTTGAGACCTTCGTTGCTTAGTATTTTTAAAGCCTTTGGACTTAATGGGCTAGGTTCAGGAACGAATGGAGATCCTTCACCGTATAGAATGTCACCAAGCATTCTAGCGCCCTCTTTACCTGTAAAGTTTCTGCGACCGCTACGATCCTCAACCTCTGGTCCCAATGGACCTTCGGCTGGCATTCTTCTTGCTTTACCTTCAGAGGATATGATCTCTTGTATGATGGCTTCTTGAGCAGGATCTATATTGCCAGATAAAATATTGTCTATCAATCTGTTTACTTGATAAGCCGGCTTAGCACTAGGATAGAATGTTCGGAAGAACTCGTCTCGTTGTTCTTGTATGACATCACGCTCTGAAAGAGGTGTTGGTGCTTCAGGTGTTACCTGTGCTCTTTTTGCTTCCAACTCCGCTAAACGTGTATCTAACTCTCCTCTAAGTTTAGAATAGTCTGGAGCTGCTGCTGGATTTACAGGTATGCTTCCGCTAAACACCATCTTAGCTAGCTCTTCATCAGATACACCGGCGCCTTTTCTTTTGACTAGTTCTTCGGCAATCTGATACCCTCTGTTGGCAGATTCGACAATAGCTGGATCTGTAATCTTATCAAAAACGATTTTTAATGCAATATTTTTTTGTTCTTTAGGATCTCCAGCAAAGTCTTGATATGCAGCAAGCTGACCAGGATCACCTTCTCCACGATCTAACTTAGCCATTTCATTTGCAATATAGGTATCTACTGCATATGCGGTTGCAAGTTGTATTTGCTGAGCAGATTTAGCAAACTCGCCAGTACCTGAAATCTTAGAAAGATAATCCCGCAAACCAGCATCTGGATTGCTTGGAAATGTAGTGTAACTTCTGTTTGCTTCGTTCTCGCTAGTCTCATCTAACCCTGGAATACCTGCAGATCTTGTGCTAACTCCAGAACCAAACGTAGCTCTATCATAAGCTTTGTCAGCCAAGAATCTTGAGTTACTTGCCTTTACAAGAAACTCTGTTCTATTGGCAGCGTTTCTTTGTCCTGCGGTCCATTGCTGAGCAGCAGCATTTTTATCAAGTTGCTTTACAGCAAGATCATCTCTTAGTTTTTTAATACGAGCAATCTCTTTATTAAGCTCGTTTGTTATATCTTTGGTTGCTTTTAATCTAGCCTCATAAGCTAGCTGCTCCGAATCTATTCTTTGATAAACAGAATCAAGCGATGATTGCAACATATCGTTTCTATTTTGATAATAACTTTCTGCGTAAACTAGAGATCTGCTTTTAGAAGATCCACCTGATCTACTGCTTGTTCCTTTTTTTGCCATTGGATTATAACGCTCCGTCTAATAAGGCTTGAAGTTCTGGTTTATTTTTGATTACATCTAAAGCTTTTCTAGCTTCGCCTTCAGTTATTTTATACTTTGTAGCAAACGCTAAAACTTTATCTTTATCCAAAGATCCTTCTTCATCGCGTCTTTCTACAAACATACTAACAAGACCTTGACCCAAGGTACCTACAAGACCAACTCTACCGGCGGCAACTTCATCTAATCTCTTTTGCTCTACCGCAGCTCTCTTAAGTATCTCAGCTTCTTGCTGGGCTTGTCTCTGCATGTCCGCTTCTGTTATGGCTGCGGTTGCCTTTACCCTAGCATCGGCTAAAGCTCTGTCTGTTAGAGCAGCTTCCTCTAAAGCTGAGCCGCCCATAGTATCGTATGAAGCTCCTAGCTGTGCTCTTCTAGTTGCGCTCTCTCTACCTACAGAAGATAGCTGGCCTTGAAACTGAGCTTCTAATCCGGCTCGCTCTGCATCAGTTAAGCCAAGACTTCCAAGTTCTTGCATACGCTGAAGCTCTTCTAAACGTTTTAGATTAGCTTCATCTAAGGATGTAGGTCTGTTTGCTATTCTCGTTGCGATTCCCTGTGTTAATAGATTTCCGCCAAGCTCGACGAGCTTATCTTTTACAGGCGTAGTTCTTATGGCCATAATATAACCCTCGATGTTATTGGTTTTGTAAAGGTACTAGAATATAGTTTCTTTAAGTTTTCTATTTGTAGCTATAGTATTCTTGCTAACAGGAGCGTAACCCATAGTATAGAAAGTTTCTATATTAAGATTTCTCATAGATACGAATCCTTCTTCGTTACAAGCATTACATAATACAGATACTTGATGCCAACCTTGCGCAAGGTTTTTAGCTAAATAAAGAATAGATATGTATTTACGCATTCCAGTTGTATTGCCCTGGTAGTTTGCTTGCCCATCCATTATAGAATCTTGACCAAATACTTGCGTAGTTGATCCGCTTTCAGCAAACGAATACGCTATTGTTTCGCTAGCCGCTGTAGTAGGAGAGCCATCTATGGCTAGAAGATACTGTGTATCTTGTCCATTAGATCTTGTCTTGCCACCAACGTTTGTAGTCCATGGGAATACAGCGCCTCTACAATCGTTGTTTTCGTCTTCGAAAGCAAAGAAACCTATCTCGATTAAAGCGTTACCAGAATCTTCCATGTACCATTGTTTTGCAAGATTTGGTACGGATACCCATCTTATTGTTTTTAAAGGTTCATAGCGTTTTACCGTAGACGTATGGTAATGACGTTCTTGTGGTATTGAAGCATGTCTTGCAAAAGCATGAGAATAAATATCGCCGGTCATAAATATAAAGTCGGGAGTTACTCTGACCCCCTCACCTTCTTGTAGGTCTGCAAAACCAAAGCTGGCTAGAGCAAGATCTCCTTCAACAATATCTACGTTTAAATATTTTCTTGCAGCATCAAAGTTGCTTTTTAAGTTATTTGCTTGTAGCTGTGTACCATCAACAAATATAACTGGTGGAATAAAAGCCATCGTATCTCCTTAGTATTTGTGATGCACATATAATCCGTATCTAAACTTCATAGATACAGCAAAGTTTGTACCATCATCAAAATATATTTTAATCTTAATGTTTGTTATGGCTGTGGATATGTTTGGGATCCAAACTGCCGAAAACGGAAGACGCTCATAAAACAAAGTTTTATTGTCAGATGTACCAGTATTGCCATCACCAGCGCATATTGAGTTATAACCAAACGGTGCTCCGATTGCGGTATCAACACCACCGATTGTTACATAAGCTTGCAAGTAAAATGCTGATTTTGCACGAACAACAGCAGATGCTGTTCCACTTCTATCTGTTACTGTGACTAGTGGATTAAAATGAAATCGTAAAACTTCATTTGCTGCAACCGTGAAAGCTACAGGCTGAATCCATATATCTGTCCAAACACCGGTAAATGCAACATCATTACCATATAATACTTCTGGAGATTCTAGCTCATCAGCAGAAAGATTTGGAGCACCAGCAGTTTTGATATGGTTTCTATTAAAAGCTTCTGTTCTAGTATTTGATGGATCTATTCTACCTAAAGTACCGTCTGTAGCATCTGCTAAAGAATCAAATGGCGAGTTAACGCCAGCAGCGGTTATGGTAGATCTAACACCTTGATAAGTAAACTTAGCTGTTGACATGGCTGGCTCCTAGCGATACTGGTTTCTGACCCAAAGTTGGGCGTTATAAAATCTTATCGTTGCTTCGTCAACTTCTTTGATACCAGCAGGAGTTAGCCCTGAACCATCAAATGTTGCCGACCACCTCACATCTATTTCAATAGCATCGGTAGATGATACCGGTAAGGAGAATGGTAAAGAAACGGTTCTTCTTCTTCCTGCTGGCTGAGGTCCGGTTGTAGCAATCATTTGATCGTTTGCAAATACATAAATCTGCCATCTCCATCCAGCACCAAAGTTTCCACTAAACCCTGTTGCAGATGAACTAACAAAAAAATATTCAACGTCTATCTGTGCGTCGCCTCGGATCATCCCTTCCTTTGTTACGAATCTTAAGAATGTTCCTGTAGGTGTTCCGTTAAACGAGTTAATACCTGTAGCCCAAGAGCCAGCATTTGACGTGTAAGAATCTATTGGTGGACCTAAGACTGCTACTGGTCCCGCACCAGAAGGTGCTAATCTATTCCATGTAAATGTAGTTAAGTCAGAAGCAGATTTATAAATAGCTTGTGTTGACATAATGATTCCAATGCCAGATGTTGCAGAACCATCTGGTTTAGAATCAACAGCAATCCTTGTATTTGCTACGAAGTTTTCACGTTCCATTGTTTCGTAAGGAAGCTGAGCAGCATCAAGAACGCCGTTAAAGTTAGATAAAATATTTGAAGACTCTGAGTTAAAAGCTTCTGAATCAGTAAAGTCTTTGGCCTCAAATGGTTCGGTTGTATAAGTCTTTGGCATTAAATCACTTTCCTTTCGCCAGCTTTAATGTTTATAGTTGGGTTATCGCTTACAGCATAATGTATTTGGAACGAAACAACTTGAAACGTGGCTCTGGATTTTAATGTAAATCTGTACCAACCAACAAGACCAGTATTCACGTCCCACCGAACCTTAGTGGATCTAGCTTCTCCCCACTTAGAAGTTCCAAGTACGGCTACGGATTTATCAAATGGTCCGGTTGCTGGAGCTAACAGCGAATCTTCGTTTACTGTTCCGTATAGCGGAGCAAATACTGTTGGTCGTTTTCCAGAAGACGTATCATCAGATCTATATTCTACAGCAGATAACAGTTCTACTTCGTTATGACCATGTGTTAAAACTTCTACTTCTACACCAAGAATACGTTTATTTGGTTTATCATCTCCAAAATCAAACCATGCAGATTGCCATTGAGCCATGATAGCTCCTCTTTCTGGCGTGCTGATAATCGTGTTAGTACCTTGAATATTCTGCCAAACAACAGAACTTCCTAATGATTTTCTAGCAGACCAAATCTGAAGACCATTTGGCGTAGATGTATTCTGACCGACAATAGGTGTGTTGCTAGCGGTTTTGATTCGTGGTGCTAGGATAAACCATCCTGTTGGTAGTGTAGCTACGCTATTGTAAACCATTAAGTCTTGATCTTCAAAGTTGTTTCTAAATGACCAAGAATCATTAACCGTGTGATATACTACAGATCTTGTTGCTACAGTTTCGCCATCTACAGGATAAATGCACCACCACTCTTTTTCTTTGTCAGAGTATGCAGCAGATGCTTTAGCTAAGGCAGTCTTAGATATTCTTGATATCTCTCTGTTTATTGTGTTAGATATTCTGACAAGAGAAACTTGAGAGCCACCGATGGTACCTCCGGAAAATGCGTAAATACCATCGTATGAAAGGAAGAACAATCCTTTACCTTGTACGTTCGTTATTGCATTTGAAGCTGTTGTGCCTATGTTTGAAGATAACGTTGTACAAACGTATGTGCCGCTACCTGCTGGTCTAATAACTTCTATTGCTAGCTCTCTAAATATAATCAAGTTGTCATAATAAGGAATGAGGGCGGTTATGGAACCGCCTCGTCTGTTACCTACATCAAATGTATTAAAAGCTCCAAACTGCTCTGGTAATGCTCGTTCAGAATATATGATCTTTGTTTCGGTTCCTTGTCCGCCGCCTAACCACATTCTTCCGTCCCAAGATGCACCGTATTTTAAAGAGTTGTTTATAACAACAGATGCAGCAGAATCTGGTGCCTCGACAACAAGAAGCTGATCAGGCTTAACGTCATAATAGTTTCTAG